TATAGATCCAACTGGTCTATCTTGAACTTTTAATATATCAGTGAGCAGCTCGCTTTCTGACGAATAATTTACGAGCCTTTAGCCTTTATCTCAATAAACTGATATCTCTCTCCAAGATACAGAATTGTTTTATGATGTTTGCTCACCTTTTAAATGAATTACAAATGGATTGGTGGGTTGCTAAAATTGCTCTGGAAAATGTACGATTTGGACGTGAAAGTGTTGAATACTTCACTCAACGTTGTCGTTTAACAGGGTTTCAGGCATGTCGTGCAGTGTTGTTTATGATGTTTATAACAATTGGTTCAATTGTTACAGCATTTTTCACTGCGATGATGCCTATTATACACGTTGCTGCTAGTTCTACTAGTAGTGAAGAGTATGTTATCCATAGTGCTAGAGCTGATTACTCTAGAGAATTTGGATATTTTTTAATTTGTTTGCTAGCTATTTGGTTGGCGTGTCGTGTTTATTTTGCTTTGTGTTTGTTTGTGAAGAAATTATACACGACATGGGAGTATACGTATGTTACTCGAATGAATTTATTCCTTTCTCAGGGGCAAGAAACAATGGCTGGTGTTGTTAGTGTTACTAATGACATCAGTGCAGTGTCTAATGCTGTTAAGAAGGGAGTTGCCACTACGATGAAGATCAAGAAAGTCGTTTTTGGAGTTACTGATATGATTATGATTGCATCAGCTTCTATAGCTGTTCTAGCGTTGTGTAAGTCGTTTTATGATAGGTTTCTTAAAAAGAAGGTTATTAATGAAGCTAAGCTTAATGCTCTAGAACAGAGGTTATTTGACACATTTGATGTCATTTGTTTGGCCGCTGTGGGTGTGGTTGCTTGTCTTACAAAAGGCAAGAAATTAGCAGCCATGAAGGCAGTTTGGTCACAGTTGACTACTTTCGTTAAGTGGATCAGAGCAGCGCATTCCGCTCTTAGTTTATATAATTACTTTCGTGGTGATGGGTATAAACTGGGTGGTGCTGGCTTTGAAAAACAATGGGAAGAAGTTGAGAGTGATCTTGAATCTAGGGTTGATTGCTTAGCAAGCAAACATTTTCTAGGTCAAGTTTTTGGTGATGGTGAGTTTCAAGTTCTCGGGGACGATAGTCATATCGTTGATACGGGAGTGAGACGCTTTAAGAGGCGTTTACCACCAATTCCAGTGGCAGAAGAACCTGATATTTATGACTCTGTTTCCAAATTATTTGATGAAGAGGCTGATAAAGCCATAGTCAAAAAGTTGTGGAAGCAAGTTAAAGACAATAAGTACGTCTTAATATTAGTTTTTATGTCTATTATTGCAGTTTTATTCTTCATTTGCAAGATGATGAAGAGGATAACTGTCACTAGTGCAGAAGTCGCAAAAGATGATTTTTGTATTCAATGTTCTAGTGTTCACCATGTTGGTGGTATTTGTGCAAAAACTGTATTAGTGGCTGAGTCTAAGGTTCAACCAAAAATTGATTTTTGTATTCAATGTTCAAAGGTTCATGATGGTTCTTGTGTGCGAACAGAGTCTGTTATAGCTCCAGTGAAAGCTGAAGCAGCAACGAACTCTGTGAAGAGACAAGTGGCGAAATTACAACCTGAGAAAGTGATACCTGTTGTACCGGAATCCAAGCGACCATTTCAACAATCTGGCTCAGATGATGATTCCCAGGGTGTTGCTGATATGAATGAAAGCGAGCGTTTAGTTCGCCTTCATCAACATCAAATGGAGCAAGAAGAGAAGTACAACAAGTATGATATGAGTCCACAGGAAAGAGCGAGAATGGCTGAGGCAGAAGAAAAAGCTGCTTATGCCAAGAATGCTCCTAGGACTAATTATAATCAGTCTATGCTTTTTGAAGCGAAGGCTCGTGATGTTAAGCTTGTGGAACTTGAAAATAAAATCAAGATTCAGGAAGCTGTTAAAGTTGCTGAAGCAGCTATGCAGGCCAAGTTTGATAGACTTATTGCGCAGAGGGAATCTTCTGAAGCAAAAGCTAAAGCAGATAAGCTTGTTGCTGATGAGGCAACTCGATTAAAATCTCTTTCTAGTAAAAAGAGTGAGTTGAAAAAGAATGTATACACGTGTTCGTGTAAAGTTCAATGGACATCAGCGCAAGCTGGTCCAATGACATGCAATAAGTGTAAAACTATTGTACATACTAAATCGACTATTGCTAATGAATCTTCAGGTGCTGTAGCACCTGTAGTTAAAGAAGCAGCTGTTAAAGGAAATCTTGCATTCAACACTCTACACAATATAAAACATATATGTGCAGTAGAGAATTTGAAGGCTGAGGATCCTAAGTATCAGCATTCATGTGGAACTATTACCTATGAAGGTGTTTTGACAACTAAACATACTTGTACAGGTCCTCAAGATTCTAATGTTACAATCACACTCAAAGCTCAAGGGGGTAATCCTCAAGAAGTCTTGGAGTATGTAGTATCTGATGCTGAAGAAATGGCAAATGATTTAGTTCTTTTTCGCTTTAAACGTAGTGATAAGAATTTGAAAATATTTGCCAGGTATAATGATCCTGTTTGGGTGAAAGCTAACAAGTTGGAATTCAAAATTCCTGGTGTTGGTGATCAGTCGCAGGTTATTGGGTTTGCTGGTAAGGATGATTATTTGAGTAAAGAGTTTCCACCAGTGTCTGCTGCCCACGTTTTGCGTGTTATTGCTGACAGTAAAGAAAATAATGGTCTTATGGAACATGGTGCCTCAACTGCCCCTGGTTTCTCTGGCTGTCCTATTTTCAGTACTGAAGGCAAGTGTATAGGTATTCATTCACGTTCTTGTGAAAGTACAAATAGTACCTATTTTATTCCTTTTTCTGCTGAAATTCGTCAATTGATGTCTGGAGGTAAGAAGTCTTTTCAACGACCCCCATCCCAAGCATAAAGGTGTGGACTGATTGGTACGCGCAGTACCTTAATCGGGATATATTTGTGGCTTTGGATGGGGCTGGTCGTAATGCTTTGTCAGAAAATGATAAGAAGTATTACGATCAATGGATAAACCAAGGGTTTATGCAGTTTGTTGGGGTTTGTAAGCGTTTTAGCAAGCAAAAATATAAGGAAATTAAAAATCTTAGTTTGCAAGAATTTTTAGAGGCAGAACAACTTGATTTTGTTCGTACTTATGGTATGATCAAGATGAATTTGAATGCTTCTTTTAAATCTATTTCAAAATATGATAAACCACAGCCTTTGCCTGACGCAAAAGCATGGGCTGTGTCTTTGGATTGGACTAAACGTCACTTTGCCTGTATGGGTAAGAGTGTAGTTTTATCTGAGTCTGATGTTATCAAGGATATGGATAAATCCACTTCGTGTGGTTATCCTTGGAACTTGAAGTATCACAATAAAAATGATATGCTGGATTCTGGCATTACTGTTTTGAGTGATTATTGGGAATCTATTGCACTTCCTGAGAATGAGATCATACCTATATGGACTTGTTCACAGAAGGTGGAGTTGAGACCCATGTCTAAGCTAATTAGTAATTCTGTGAGAACTTTTACTGCTGCTCCATTTGAGCATTCATGCGCAACCAATAGGTTGTGTCTGGATTTTAATAATCGTTTTTATGGCGTTGCCAATAAAACTTGGTCATTTGTTGGTGAAACTAAATTTTCAGGAGGGTGGGACCGTTTATGGAAGCGCCTTTCTTTTGGAAATCCTGATTTACTAGGTAAGTCGAAGGTAAGAGGTAAGAATGCTTATTCACTTGATGAAAGTGAGTTTGATTCTTCCCTTTTTGCTGACGCAATGTTTGGACAACGTGATATACGTTGGTCTATGTTGGCACCAGAGTATCAAACTCCTGAAAATAAAAGGAGGCTCTGGGCCGTATATGATTCGATTGTCCATTCTGTTATTATTTTAGAAACTGGTGAACTTACTCGTAAAACAACGGGTAATCCGTCAGGATCTGTAAATACTATTGTTGATAATACAATGATTCTGTTTAGATTGATGGCTTATGCTTATCTTAAATTATCTTATGAGCAAGGTGTGTTAGAACCTGATTATAATGAATTTATGCTTAATGTAGAAGCTGCTCTAAATGGTGACGATAATTTATTCACAACAAGTGATGAGTTATTGTTATGGTTTAATCCCAAATCAATTGGTCGTGTTTGGTCTGATATTGGTGTCACAACAACAGCCGAGTGTAATGAACCTACTTTGGTAGAAAAGAATACTTTTCTATCAAATGGTTTTCATTATGATCGGTTGTTGGATTGTTGGTTGCCAGTCCCAGAAACTGAAAAGGTTATCAATTCTTTGATGTATGCGTCAGGTGTTGATGATGTGAGATGGCATCTTTTGAGGGCATTTGCTCTTCGAATTGATTGCTATGGTAATGTCTACCTGCGTGATTTTTTAGCCAAGTATATTGATTTCATACGTAATAAGTATCGTGACAAATTGGTAGGCACCGTTAAGGGCCTTGATATGTTGGATATTTATAATGTGTGGAAGACTGATACTTGGATTTGTGCTCTTTATTCAGGCAATGAAACCTGTGTAAAGACCACTGTGCCGTCAGGCACTTTATGGGACAGTTTAGTTTGTGCTGCAGAGGCGGCTTAATGGTCTCCTCTGGATCATTAAAATTTTTATATATTATCCAATATATATATTTATTACAATGGCTAAAACTGCTGCTCAAAGACTTGCTCGTGCTCGTCGTCGTAAGGCCAAAGCTGCCCGTAATCGCTCTGGTGCACCTCACAAAGGTGCACAAGGAGGTAAAGGTAAGCGTGGTCCTGTTTTTGTGAACCCACAACCTGTTAAAAAGAAGAAGAATTCTAATAATGGGCTTAATGGTTCTCGTTCTATGGTTACTGATGGTGTGAATGTTGGTAGTGTTTGGAAAAATACTACTGCAGAGCGTATCACGTTTCCAATGGCTCGGGAGAAAGTTTCTGATCTTACTTCAGCTGGTACAGCATTTCAAATGCTTGAACAGCTTTATGTAAATCCAGGTAATTCTGAACTTTTCCCAGTCTTTTCTCAAATAGCAGCATGTTATGAGGAGTATATACCAACCCATTTAAAGTTTATTTTTCGTACAGAAGAATATATGGCTAGTGGTAGTACTGTTTCTGCAGGTGTTGTTGGTTTAGCAGCTAATTTTGATCCTAATGATGGTAATTTTCCAAATATGACTGCATTAGAAAATTATGAACATTCTATCAGTGGTCCGCCTTTTTCAGGCATCATTGTTGCTGATGTTTTAGCTGCTCATCGTAAGCGTTTTAAGGGTAAATCACGTGATTTAGCTCTTAATAATTATTATGTTTATAACTCTGTCAATAGTATTGGTCCTTCAACTGATCAGGCTAAGTTTTACGACTTAGCTAGTTTTCAGTTAGCCTGCAATGGGTGTCAGGCTGGTATTATTGGGGAGCTTTGGGTTGAGTATTCATTTACTATGATCCGTCGTAAGTCACCAGAGAATGGTGCATTTGGTTTCACTATGGCCCATATTAAGGGCTATGGTGATAACGCAACTGCAGCTTCACCTCTGGGTTTGACTCCATTTACTTCAGCAACCTTAGGTACAGGTAGTACTTTATCTTTGATTAATATGACCACTGCGTTGTCTACGTATGGTTCTACAACCATTGGTTTATCAGATACTGTTGACACGGCACTTAATTTGCCTAATGCAACAGCTACCTGGTTGGTTACTGCTGTGTGGAATGGTGCTGCTGGTATTGCAGGGACTCCAACCTTAACGGTTACTGGTCCTGCGGCATCTTCAGCAATTTATGGACCTTTAGGTGCCTCAGATGGTAATCTTTATGGTCATTTTTTAGCTGCTGGAACTAGTGCTTCCTGTTCAATTGTGGTTAACACAGTTTTAACAGGTATACCAGTCTCAACTACTAATTTGATTACTGTTGGTGGTCTTGCTTCTATGACCTCAGGTAATTATGATATATTCATCTGTCGTATACCTAGTGGCATGACTGCAAAGTCGCCACTTGTTATTGAGGATGAATTGAGTGAGCTTCGTGATCAGGTGGCTGAAATGAGGGCATTTATGTCCAGGTTTTCAGCTTCCAGTTCATCTAGTTCTTTGTTGATTTCTCAGAATTCTGATTCTGAGGATGATTGTAAGGTAACTGATGATGTAAAGTTACCGGATATAGAAGACTTAGAAAAGTCAGTTCATATCCCAAGAAGTTTAGCTCGTAAGTTATTTGGAAAATAATTTAATCAACTATTTTCCTTTAGTTTACTTGCATTTCTTCTCATATATATATAAGCATAATCGGTGGAAATCTCGGTTTATGAAGTTCAGGATGGATACCTGTTCTACTCGCGTA